CTAGAATTGCAGCCTTAACTGAGATGGTTAAGAGTTCAGACAACGAAGTAAAGATACAAGCTATCAAAGCACTACAAGAAATCCAAAGAAGTAAACGTCCTATCATAGTCCAGCAACCCAAAGGTATGTTTGGAAACTGATAAATACATTACAGTCTAGGATTTTACAATGACCACTCCAGAGATAATTAATACCGGTGATTTGCCCAACGATGGTTCAGGCGATCCGTTACGTCTTGCCTTTGATAAAATTAATAACAACTTTGCTAATCTATTTGCTATTACTGCAGTTGAAGGGGAGTTAATTCCCACTGAGCAAGTACTTGAAGGTCAGCCAACTGGTAATACATTTACTGGTAATATTAATATTGGTCTAGTAGCAAACAATGTTTACTACACATTACCTGATAGTGCTACACAATTACAAGTAGTACAGTTTGATACGTTTGCATACGTTGCAAATTTAACTACGCCTGTTGGTCCATATGGCGCACAAGAATACATTAATATTGGTGCACAAGCTAACGATGGTGAGGGTGACCCACTACGTACAGCATTTGCAAAAATCAACAATAACTTCAGTAATCTATTCTTTACAACAACTAGTACAAGCAATGCATTTACCGTTGGGTTAACTACAAATCAAGTTATTTACGAAACAGCGGCCAATGCGTTCTCGCAAGCTAAATTTCAAATTCGTTCAAGCGATCCAGGTACTATTGATATGCAAGATATCACAATTACTGCATCTATTACTAATAATTTAGCAGGTGTAAAGTTTACCGGATACGGTACATTGTTTGAAGGTAATACACTATGTCATTATGACATGGATGTATTTGACGGAAACGTTAGATTGTTAATTAATCCGATCAAAGATGCAGTTATCTTGCATTTTATTGCATCAGAGGTAACGTTCATTGGTATTGAACCTCCTGGTGTAGAATTAGCATTAAATGGTTATGCTGCCAATACGACTATGGGCACTGAAGACGGATTAATATTAACAACAGAATCATAAAATGAGAGCTAAAGAATTTATTATTGAAACCACATTGAGTAAAGTACACGATGGTTTGGACGTAGTAGCCATGTCTCTCCCTAATACATATGTTATTCCAGAGTTAAAAAATAATGATTTCTATGATTTATACCGTTTTGGTGTAGCAATTGCCGCAGTAAGAGGCGAAAGTGGTACTGATGATGTACAGAATAAATTTGAGCCTGATTTTAGAGCAGAAAGCAGTTGGGGAGAACATCAGGTAGTATCCTCTGAGTTTGACAAAGACATTGGTAAAACTATTGACCAAGCTTTAAAGAAGGTTGGAAAATCCGGTAAAAAACAAGTAAGTGCTCCTGTAAGTGATGAGTTGGATGATACAATAACCCAGTCACCGATTAAAGGATTCAAAGGATACAAACGAAAATGAGAGCTACAGAGTTTGTATTTGAAAATAAAAACGGCAAAATTTCTAAACGCCAGCAACAAGCTACCCGTGGGTTAAATGTTTTCTCAAAGAAAATAGACAGCTATGATAGACTGTATGATTTAAACCGTTTAATGATGGCTGTTGCTAGTAGTGATGGTGTAAATCCAATTGTAATGGATGCTGAAAGTTGGGTAGGTAAACACAATACTACACACCCCTACACTAAAGAAGAACAAGATATGCTTAAACTAGCATACAAAGCTGCCGGCTTACAGTACAAAGATTTAAATAACGGTGATATGGATAGCGAAGAAGTATCTGATACGAATACCCAAAGTACAGTGAAACCGTTCAAGGGCTACAAAAGAAAATAATTTGATGCATCATTTTGTGAATAAGTAATTCTATCAAATTACAGGATTCTAAATGATTGATATCAACAACACGCTAGACTTAATTAAATTAAAATTTTACAACGAATGGTTGTACACCGCTCATATTTACGATGAGGGTAATAGTCAAATGCACGAAAGCCTAACAAAGCAAGTAGTAACACAATACATTGACCCTCTTAATATTCCAAAAGATGCTAAAATCTTAGACTTAGGATGTGGCCCAGGTTATTTCCTAGATGAAATGAAAACACGTGAATACACTGATGTTGTTGGTGTTACGCTAAGTCCAGGTGATATTAAATTATGTGAAAGTAAAGGTCATACAATCAAACAATATGACTTAAGCTTCTTACCCCAAAAAGAAGGTTACTTCGATGAATCAGTTGATTTCATATTCTTGCGCCATGCATTAGAACATAGCCCGTATCCAATCTTTAGCATGATGGAATACAATCGTATTTTAAAACAAGGCGGCAAGATTTACATTGAAGTACCTGCTCCTGATTGTGAACGTAAACACGAATGGAATCTAAATCACTACAGTATTTTAGGTGAACAACAGTTGGCTGCACTATTAACACGTTGTGGTTTTGATATTAATAAATTTGAAAATTTAGAATTTAATATCGGAATGAATGATAGTGAAGGTAAACAACAATTAGTAAAAGAGAAATTCTATTGTATTGTAGCTACTAAAGCTAGACCATTAGATATCAAGTAAACTCAAGCACTCTACGGAGTGCTTTTTAACATGTGAGTGTGACCAAACTAAATACTCATTATGAGTAATACACCATCACTAGTAAAGAATCCCTATACTAAAACAGTTTTTAAAACTGATAAAGAACTACAGGATTTTATTAAATGCTGTGATCCAGATACAGGTTATCTACACTTTATGGATAACTTTTTTATGATACAACACCCTACTAAAGGGAGTATGGTGTATCATCCTTGGCCCTATCAAAAACGATTGATTGAAACATATCACAATTATCGTTATTCTATTAGTTTGATGCCTCGACAGTCTGGTAAGTCTACATCAGCCGCAGGTTATTTACTTTGGTACGCTATGTTCGTTCCAGACAGTACCATCTTAGTTGCGGCACACAAATACACTGGTGCTCAGGAGATTATGCAACGTATTCGTTATGCATATGAGAACTGTCCTGATTACATTAAAGCAGGTGTAACAACATACAACAAAGGCTCATTAGACTTTGAGAATGGTAGTCGTATTGTAAGTGCAACAACTACTGAAAATACAGGTCGTGGTATGTCTATCACACTATTATACTTAGATGAGTTTGCATTCGTTAGACCAAGCATTGCTAAAGAATTCTGGACAGCTATTACCCCAACATTATCAACCGGTGGTAAAGCGATTATCACAAGCACACCAAACAGTGATGAGGATCAATTTGCCTTCATCTGGAAAGGTGCTAACAAGACTGAAGATGACTTTGGTAACACCACTGAAGTAGGAGTTAACGGGTTCAGGGCGTACAGAGCACATTGGAGTGAGCAGCCAGGACGAGATCAAAAATGGGCTGATGAAATTAAAGCACAGCTCGGTGAGGATCGTTTCAACCGAGAGATTGGTTGCGAGTTCATTATTGCTGACGAGACATTAATCAATCCAAACACATTGATTGCCATGGAAGGCATAGAACCGGTCAGTCGTATTGGGCAAGTTCGTTGGTATCAAAAACCTACAAAAGGTAATATTTATTGTGTAGGATTGGATCCAAGTTTGGGAACAGGTGGAGACCCTGCCGCAATTCAAATATTTGAAGCAACTACTACTACCCAAGTCGGTGAATGGAAACACAATAAAACTGATATTCCTAGTCAAATTAAGTTACTTGCACAAATTAATAAACATATTGCGGAATGTACAGGAGAGCCCAATAGCATCTATTATTCTATTGAATGCAATGGTATCGGAGAAGCCGCTATTGTATCACTAAATGAATACGGGGAAAGTAACATTCCGGGAATTTTTATTAGTGAAGCTGGTAAAGGTCGTAGGGGATTCAATACTACTAACAAGAGTAAACTAGCAAGTTGTGCTAAGTTCAAAACACTAGTAGAAAGTAAGAAAATGACTGTAAATAGTCGTAGTCTTATCAGTGAATTAAAAGCATTTGTAGCACATGGTGGCAGTTATGCCGCTAAAATTGGTGATACGGACGATTTAATAATGGCCAGCTTGTTAGTAACACGTATGTTACAGCAATTAAGCGATTTCCACTTTGATTTAGAAAGTCAAATCAGAGACCATGATGAATACATAGCTCCTTTACCATTCTTTGCGGTCATAAGCTAACACAAAAAAGATAAATACGTTATGGCTAAAAATCAAGAATCAATCAACAGTTCATTATTCGAACTTTTACGCAGTAGAGGGCTAAATCCTACTCTATTAGATACTTCTGGTAAGGAGATTCCGGTCCCCGAAGAAGCAGAAGTATTCCAATTTAAGTTCGTTATTGACGGTGAAGAATACGGTACTGTAACTATCTCTATTGACGGGTTACATAAGTTAATAATTTACTTCGGTGACGATGTTGCCAACAGTGATAAAGAATCTAAAAATAAAGATGATACATGGTACAAACTATTGAATCATTTAAAACGTTTCTCACAACAACACCAGTTAAGTTTTGAAGTTAAAAACACAGACCATTTAAAATACGATATGGCAAAAAGGGATCATATGAAAAAGCAAGAGAAAATATCAGAGGGCTATTACCCAATGGGTAAAAAAGGCAGCTACAGCGATGCTGTGCCTACTACAAAAATTGTCATTCAACACAATAGAAACATTGAAGAAGGTGAACAACGCTATCGTAATGTAGCTAAAATATTTGTTGAGAACAGTGAAGGTGAACGCTTTGCAGTCCCTACAACTAAGCCAGGCATCGCACGTGTTTATGCTCGACATATTGCTGAAGGTGGTACACCTTATGATGAAAAAGGTAAACACATTACTAGTCTAGTAGAAGAATACAGTAAGATGGCTGGATTTGTTCGTGCTACACGTAACGGCCAGTTCAATGAATCAGCACAGCAATTAGTTAATGAAGGTATCAACCACTATCAATCATTGCGTGAAACACTAAGCAGAATGACTGGTCATCGTGGGTATTCAGCATACTTTGAATCATGGACTCCACCATTAATGGAAGATGAGACAGAAGAAAATAATCTAAACGAATTGTTCGTACAAGAAACATTAGATCCACGCATTGAAAGTGTAATGCCAATTCTTAATAAGCTACACAAAAAAGTAGCTGAGATGAAAGAAGTTGGTGATTTAGCTGAATGGGCTGATAAGTTGACTGAAGCTCCTGGCGCAGAAACATTAGCACATGATGATGATACTGAAGAAAGCAATCTAAAAGCATTTGGTTTAGCAGAAGATGATAATTTACAAGAACCTGCTATTGATGAATTAGAAGAAGGTTCAGACCATAGTCCAGTAGCCGGTGCTATTACTCGCAGAATATTATCACAGCGATTAGATTTGCTGAAAAAATACGGTCCTGTAGCAGTTACTCAAGCAATTGATGATGTTGCAGATTTCGTAGGTGATACTGAAGAAATTGGTTCAAGTGATGTAAGTGGTTGGGTAAGGCAAGTCGCACAATCATTGGGTAGTAAAATAGAAGAAGCACTGGATCCAGAAAAGAAACAAAGACTTGATGATTTAATTAGCCGTTATGAGGATGCGACTGATCCTGAAGACATGGGAGATGAGCGCCATGAAGATATCATAGCACAAATTCGTATAGAGTTTGGTGACAAAACTGCTGACAGTGTAGAAAACGGACCAAGTATGCACTTCCCTCGTCCGGGTCATTCAATGGATCACGATGATTTAGAGTTTAGACAAATGCGTAAAAACACATCACCTAATAGAATAACTAAACTAGGTAAACTTCATAAACAAGATAGTGATACACTGAAGCGTGACATTAAGAGTAATCTTGATGTTGAAGAAGGTATCATGGATACAGTTAAGAAAGTTGGAAGTAAAGTATTTGACAAATTAGGTGGTGGAAGTGAAGAAGACCTAATTAGAGATTTACAAAAATCAGCTGGTGTAAAAGTTACTGGCAAAAA